GAGCGCGAGGCCCAGCTAGAGGTGCTGAAGGACCGGCTCCGCCAGCACGTAGGCGACTTGGCGGTAGGGGAGTCGGTGGGGATACGGCTGGCGATGACCCGGGAAGGGCTCAAGCTCATCATTGAGCCCAAGCGCATAGAGGTCATGCTGTGACTATTGACAAGGCGTGTAGACTCTCCACGTAGTAACCTGATCCGACCTTCGCGCCCCGAGCTACGAAACCGGGAACCAAGCGGCGGTCGGTGTCGAGACGGACAATCCACCGGCCCGCAAGTACCTGACAAAGGCTCGCGTAATCCCTCACCGGGTTACTGCGGGCCTTTCGCTTTTAGGTCTTCGAAGCATGGCACAGGCCGGACCCTCAGAGCATCTGTCGTGGCAGGAACTCGGATGCCGGGATGGCTCGCCATACCCGGTCGAGTGGCGCGGGGATCGTGCGGTGGAACTGGCGCGAGCCTTTGAGCGCATCCGCGAAATCTGCGGATTCCCCCTGATCGTGAATTCCGCCTATCGAAGCGCGGTCTACAACGACCGCATAGGGGGCGCAGTCAAGTCACAGCACGTTGAGGGCCGGGCTTTGGACCTGTGTCCCTCCCATGCCGGCGAGAAGGGCTTACGGGCGCTGAGAGAGGCCGCAGGGCAGGCTAGGCGTGAGGGTCTGATCCGCGGGATTGGGATTTACTCCGGCTTTGTCCACGTGGATTGTCGCAGTGGGAAAAACGTCACTTGGAGCGGGAGTCGAACGCCGGAGGAAAGCATTGGATAAATCGCTTTCCGAGAAGTTCTTTTCGCTCGTAGGCGAGCCAGACGCCAATGGCTGCCGGCGGTGGCTTGGGTATCTCAGGTCCCACGGATATGGCGGCCTCAAGTTCAATGGTCGAACGCTCTCAGCTCATCGCGTTGCTTGGGAACTGGCCAATAAGGCGGATGCGACCGGGTGGTGCGTTTGTCACGCTTGCGATGTGCCTTTGTGTGTGACCCCGGAGCATCTATTTCTCGGGAGCATTCAGGACAACACCAGAGATAGGGACATCAAAGGCAGGCATGTCGCTCTGCCTGGAGAGCAGCATGGGAACGCAAAGTTGAAGGATGAACAGGTACTTGAAATCAGGTCGCTCTCCGACACCATGGCTGCAATCGCCGCGCGCTTCGGAATATCGAAATCTCAGGTCTTCAACATCAAGCATCGCAGGGCATGGGCGCATTTGACTCAGGAGAACGCCGCGTGAGCGTCTGCCTCTCCTGCCGGGGTATCGGCTGCTCAGCCTGCCAGCGGACCTACACCATAGGCCGGATCACCTTCGACCCCGCGCCCCCGACCCATACCTGCCCCCAGTGCATGAGGGGCCTGCCCTGTGAGACCTCGGATGACCTTCGCAGCGGAGGGGAACGGTTACCCCGGTTGGCTCATAACCAACAGCCCGCGGGTTCGACTCCCGTCGCTGCAACCAGCCTTTCAGCCCTTGTAGGCGTCGCGGTTGAAGCCCCGCGGTACCGCACCGAAGCCGCGTGGAAGCGCGACACATTTCCCCAGGAGACTCAATGACCACAAGAGCGAAGTTCCAGTGCTACTCGATCACGAAGTTAGATGGCCGCGGGTACTCAGGAAGCCCCGAGTACGTCTACGAGGCCACCCTCCGCGCCGTCTATGGAAACAGCGAAGAAAACAAGGTCTTCTTTGCCGCGACGCCGACAGGAGAGATCAAACTCGGTACGGTTCGCGAAGATCACTTCCAACCTGGGAAGTTCTACTACGTCGACTTCACGGAGGTTGAAGGTGCGTAGAGCCCTCGTCATCCTCGCCTTCCTGCTGGCCACCTTCGCAGCCTGCTCCAATCAGTGCTCCACCGGAGCGGTATGCGGTGATGGGAACATCATCGGCCCAAGCGGGACACCTACCCCGACCCCGCTCCCTTCTCCAGGCTCAACCCCTGATCCATGCCGGATTGAGGCAGTTCGGATTGCCTTCAATGGCGGAGCCCAACTTGCCTCCATCGCCCTCGGAGCCTCGGAGCAGATAGACGCCACCCCGGTCAACTCAAGCGGAGAGGTTCCAAAGGGCTGCAACGTCGCAAGAGAGCCTGTTTGGACGGTTCTGACCCCTACTACCTGCCAAGTGATCGGAGGAGGCTATAACCCATTCCTGAAGGGCTTGCGGGTAGGTCTGTGCTCCGTTACTGCCACGGTCGCAAACGTGATCTCTCCTCCTTTCTCAGTGGATGTTCGGTAACCGATCGGATGTTTTCTCCCCTAACTGCTTAGGATGCATACCAATATGACCCCACTCGGTATCTGGCTCTCCAAATTCATTCCGCCCAAAGCCTGGCTGATTCTCAAGGCCCTCAAAAACCTCCTGAACGCCGGCTCTCAAGCCACCGGGGCATACAGCAAGACAGGCGCTCCCACATTCCCTCAGCCCCTCCTAAGCGGTCTGAAGGGCAATCTACTCAAGGGACAGGTCGAATCAGTCCTAGAGCGAGCCCTCGACAAGCCCGAACCCCCTCACATCGAGAGCGGAATGTCTCACCTCCAAGCCGCAATCCTCTCCGCAGGCGCCGCCATACTCTCCGCAGCCATCCAAGGACTCGACTTCTCCCTAATCTTCACAAACCCAAAGCAGTTCGGCTCAGCACTTTTCACCGCTCTGGTCGTAGCTTGGGCGGCTTACCTCAAAGAACCCAACCGCTCCAAGGTCGATGTCGGCTCAAACAAACTCATTTCCCAGATCATCCAAGCCGACACCCTTAAGAACTCAATTGACTAGACATCCATCGCAACTTGAACCAAAACAGGAGTTTGCTTGACCGCCACCAGGCCATTGTGCACGGCTAAGACAAAGCGTGGCCCCTGTAAGCGCTGGCCGATCCTTGGAGGCACCGTATGCGGCACTCATGGAGGCAGAGCACCACAGGTCAAGGCAAAGGCCTTAGAGCGTCTCGCAGATCTCATTGACCCGGACAGAGCACTCAGGGAAGCCGCAAGTCTTGCGTACTCGGACCTCGCCGACTTCTATGACGACCAGGGCGAAATAAAACCCATGAAAGAGTGGACCCCTCGAATGAGGGCAGCCGTTCAGAGCATGGAGACGCTTGATCGTGACATTACCCCCGGCGAGAGGGGGCCTGCGGCAAAAGTTCACCGGCTCAAGCTTTGGGACAAGCCCAAGAACTTGGAGATGCTTTTCAAGCACTTAGGTCTACTGATTGAGAAGGTGCACCACAGTGGGGAGGTTGCCTTTAAGTGGCAGAGCCCAGCGTAGTCGAGATCCCGTATTGCCCGCGTAACTGGGCTAAGGGACTCCACAACTCGTTCAGGCGCTTCGCCGCGCTCGTCCTTCATCGGCGCGCCGGGAAGACCACGGCGGTGATCAACCATCACCAGCGGGCGGCGCTTGACAATGACTGGGAGAGGGAGAGGCTACTTAGTCTGTCCCCTAATCTGACCGATTCGCAGCTTAAGGAACTTATCAGTCCTCCGGGTGGCCGGCACTACGCGCACATCATGCCCCTACATACCCAGGCGAAGTCGGTGGCATGGGACAAACTCAAGCACTACTCGGAGTGCGTTCCTGGTGTGAAGCGGAATGAAAGCGAGTTGCTCATTCGCTATCCCAACGGGAACAAGCTACAGCTGTTCGGAGCGGACAACCCTGATGCCTTTCGCGGCATGGCTTTCTCCGGCCTAAGCCTTGATGAATACTCTCAGATGCTCGGGAACGTGTTCTCTGAAGTCCTGTCCAAGGCCTTGGCTGACCATTTGGGCTACGCGATCTTCTGCGGGACCATCAGGGGTAAGGACCAGCTTTATCAGTCCTACGAGGCAGCTAAAGAGTCTAGCGACTGGTTCGCGCTGTGGCAGGACATCGACCGAAGCCTCGCCACCGAGGAAGGGGTAACGATCAAGGTTCTTGAGACGGCGATGGAGGACGATCGAAAGCTCGTAGGACAGGGGCTGATGACGCAGGATGAGTTTGATCAGGAGTGGTTCTTGTCAACCGAGGCTGCTATTCAGGGCGCTTGGTATCGAAACGAGATGGGCGCCGCTCTGAAAGACGGTCGGATTACAAACGTTCCATACGATCCAGCGCTGCCGGTGGACACGGATTGGGACTTGGGCATGGTCGATGCGATGGCCGTGGTTTTCAGCCAATCCATGCGGTCTGGAGAGGTTCGGATAATCGACTATTACGAGGCCGAAGGAGAGGCTCTGCCGCATTTCGTCCGTGTCTTGCGAGAGAAGGGCTACACCTATGGAAAGCACTGGCCTCCGCATGACGCGACGGTGAAGGAGTTGGGATCAGGCAAGAGCCGGGTCGAAGTGGCACGTGATCTTGGGCTGTACTTTGAGTGGCCAGAGAAGAATCCAGGCGTTCTCGCCGGTATCGATGCGACCCGCCTGCTTCTGGCGCGGTGCTGGTTCGACAAGACCAAGACAGCGCGGCTGATTGAATGCCTGAGACAGTACCGAAAGACTTTCAATAGCCGACTGGACACATTTACCGGGGTTCCTGTGCATAACTGGGCATCTCACGGTGCCGATGCAATGCGCGGGCTTGGGGTTAGGCATCAGATTCCGACCAGCAGAGTACAGACCAGGCAAGAGCCGCTGTCGGCTAATTGGGGATGGGGATGAAACAGTTAGCACGTCGCGGTTTCTTTTCCCTGATGGCGTCAGCAGGTGCAGGACTGCTTCTCCCAGACACCATACTTTTTGATCCTGTGGCTACAAAGCCGGTACATCCTGATCTGATCGGAGTGAATCTCCACTCGGTGACATCAGCACTCTCTAGTCTGTTCCACAAGGAAATGGGAATGACTTTGACCATTGAACAGCCTAGAGGGTTTCGCTGTGGTGAGAATGGCTTCACCAGCCAGTCACATGTCGCCATCTGGTTTCCATATGGAGAAGTCTCTAACGTTCATGAACGTTTCATAGAACCGGCCGCTGTCGCTCTTGCTAATGCATGCAAGAACAAAGGTCTGATTCACTTTGGAAAACTACAGTTGCCGACCGCGACGGAATCTGCGTCAGTCGGTGCGATTCGCGGAATCATGCAGCCTTATTGCGTGGTATGCGACAACGATCCCGGCGAAGAATATCAGTGCCAGACCTGCGGAAGGATGGGTAAGCGCATGGTATTCCGGTTTGATGTTCTTGGGAAGGCATCATGAAGCGAACAGCCAAGTCGCGCAAGCCCATGCCGGTTAGAGCTATGACTGAGGAGCAGGTAGCCCAGTCCATCGCGCAGGCTCAGATTCCGGCCCCGGTTGTGGAACTTCCAGATCCGGCTACGGACCCAGTTCCAGGCCTTCTCGAGGAGGCGATGCGATGCCACTACCGCGCAATGGCTCCAGGCCGGAATCAGCGTCGGAATACATGGTGGCTGGACGATCTTCATTCCGCAGCCGTAGCTAGATCCTCTGCGGCACAGGCCGATCCTAACTTCCTGAGTCCGGCATGGGCAGCGGAAGACCGTATTACTCCGCTCGGAATCAACACACACGCGGCTTTCATGGCTTTCTACCAGTCAAAGGGAGTGATTTAATGAGTGATTATCGACTCCAGATAGTTCATGCGTCGGACGGGCGGGTTGTGTCATGGCGCCCGGGCCGTGAGATCGAAGTGGATCTCATTGAGGCTCTTTGCAGCCGCCTATCCGCTAGGGGGGTAGGAGTTTTCAAGAGTCAGGTTCAGGTGTTGGATGCAGTTCGCGAGGAGTTTGCCGAGCTGCTGCTCTTACTCAAGGGTAGAGTGTGACTGAGTCAACGTCTCCATTCGCGACGGCAGACTATCCGCAACTGTACGGGGTAGTTTCGTCCCTTGGGTACACCTGGGATGTTGCTACTCTTGAGTGGGTCAAGGCTACTGCCGGCGGTGGGGGTGGCGGTGGAGCCGTTACGATCGCTGACGGTGCGGATGTCGCCGAAGGGGCAACGACCGATGCGGCGGTAGTCACTGATACCACTGGGACGGTAAGCGGGAAGCTTCGAGGGTTGGTCAAGTGGGCTTTCGAGCGGATGCCGGTTAGTTTGGGCCAGAAGTTGATGGCGTCTTCGCTTGGAGTGGTCATCGCTTCAGACCAGAGTGCGGTCCCGGTATCAGGGGCTGTTACCGTGACTGGGGCGACTACTCCAGCACAAGCACTCAATGCGAACGCGACTCTAGACGAGGCAGACCCGGCAGTCCTGTCTGTGGACCTTGCCGGGAACCTTCGCGTCGGAGCGAGGGATTCAGTAAGGCTTGACGAGGCGTCGTCCACGATTACCTACGTAGGGACTGCCGCCCCCGGCACGCTGACATCTGCGGCGTCATGGGCTATCAAGAGACTTGATTCGACTTCCGGTCTGATCGTGCTTTGGGCTGACGGTGATCCTCAGTCTAACAACATTTGGGACAACCGAGCGGGGCTTTCCTACTCATAGGGACAAACGATGGACGATAAGCAACTGGTCGATTTCGCGAACACGATCACAGTACTCCTGAAGGAGCGGATTTCGGCTTTATCCGCTTTGGAGGATGCGCGTCCAGGATATGAGGACTCCTACAAGAGCTATGCGGGACTGGTTACTGCGGTTGAAGACGTGAACCGCAGGATCAGCGATGCATTTGCGGAACTCCGTACTGCTTTGGAGTCCAGATGAAAGCCTGCTCAACCTGCAAGTTCTACGCGTCCGGGGTGACCGAGCAGGAGTCTCAGTGTCGCAAGAACCCACCCCAGGTCTTTCCGATGGTGTCGCAACTCGGCCAGCAGGGATGGGCCGCGACGTGGCCCCCTACCCAGCCTCACCTCTGGTGTGGCGAACATGAATCCCTCGAAGGAGTAATCAATGGCGATTGTTAACTGGATCACAGGCACGACTGACGGGCCTACCCTCACGGCGGCGGCTCGGGCTTCGTGCATTCCGACCGCAAATCGGTTCGTCCTCCCGAACAATTTCTTCTGGATTGGGCGGGCGATTCACATTCGGATGAGCGGTCGAATCTCGTGCGTGGTGACCACTCCGGGTACGGCGAGGCTCGATGTCTGCCTTGGTTCGGCTGGTACCACCATCGTGTTCGACACGCTAGCTCTCAACCTGAACATCGTGGCCAAGACCACGGTGCCGTGGATCTTCGACTGTCTGCTCGTCTGCCGAGCGGTCGGGACGGGGACCAGCACTACGTTCTTCCCTACCGCCTACTTCGCGTCTGAAGCGGTGGTCGGCTCGCCCCTGCCTTCTGCGGGTGGTAACGGGTTCCTGAACGTCCCCGTGGGCACGCCTGCGGTCGGAGCGGGCTGTGACAACAGCGCCGCGTCTCCGCTGGACGTGTTCTTCACTCAGACCGTCGCCACGGGCAGCTTCACCGTTCACAACTACATCGTCGATATCGTCAACTAGGACGGCGATGGCGCACGAGTGTCTGTTCATTGCGCCGACTAGCGGACCTATTCTCACGAATGGGTCAACTACGATTGTCCAATGTGGATACCCTGAGTGGAACATTTACCTTCCACCCAATTCGATCTATGTCGGGAAGGCTTTGCGGTTTCGTGGTGGTGGATGGATTGACTGTATGACCCCTTCTGCTGGTCTGAGATGGAGCATCTGTCATTTCGTATCTGCTCCAGCGGCGACTCTTGCTCCGCTTGCCTACTACACAATTACAGCAATGACCCCCAGGGTAATTGGAAACAAACTGCACGCGGAATTTTCTTTCGACATTTCCGCGGTGTGCCGGACGGTCGGGATAACAACGACTGATTGGTTCTTCACAGGAATATTCGCATCCGCGAATCTCATCAACTACGGAGGCACGGCGGGGACAGCTACCACAGGACTTCCAGTCGTTAATCCGATCATTTCTCCTCCGGTTGTGTCGACGGTCAAGCATACGAATGTTGCGGATGTGTGGATGGGGCCGGGGTTTACTAGTAGCTCAGGCGGATGCATTTTCAACATGCAAATGCACAACTACCGGGTGGACGCCATTGCCTAATCCATTCAACGCGCAGAGCCGGCGTCCTGACTTCGCCGAGGCGCTGTGGAGGACGATGGCGATGGGGAATACCGACGAGTCCCCGTCTGCATTCCAGCCCGGCTTCAGCGCGCAAGCTGTCGGGTTCAATCCCTTCGATGACGTGCAGTCGTTGGGTGTTCGGGCCACGAATAGGGCGCGTGATTTGGCGCTCCTCGGAATCGCTGTCACGCCTGCTATGAGACTGGGCAACTCCGAGACGCAGTTCCCGATTGACGCGGCTGTGCTGGTTTCGAATCAGCCCCGAGCTGGCGAGATCGCCATGCCTTCTGTCTCTGGCACGACTCGCACCGGCGCAGGAGCTACCCTCGGCAGCGTCGAGGTCCGGGCCTACTACATCGGCGGTGAGGCAGTCCAGACCCTCGGCACCTTCATCAAGGCGACGACATCAGACGGCTCGGGTGTCTGGTCGATGGATCTGGCCCCTGGTGACTACCAGTTCGACGGGTATCTCTTCGGCTCCCCCGACCGCGCCGGGACCACGAAGGTGAGCGTGGTTTCTCCCTCCACCTCCGTCAATATCTACATGCGCGATCCTACCGCGGCTGACGCCGCTGGAAGCGCATCATATCGAGTCATTGGTTCACCAGTTGTTAGGAGGCTCGACAGATGAGTCCGGTAAGTCTGGCAGATACGCTGTACCTCCACTTCGGGACCGCCAGCGCGTCCACGGGGGCGGCGACGAACGCGGATTCGACCCCTACGGTCGTCGTGGCTGAGGATGGGGTAGATATGGGCTACGCGCCGGCCGTGTCAAACGTGGCGACTGGCCTGTATATGGTAACGATCGTTTGCTCGGCTGGAAACGGATTCGAGGCCGCAAAGCGGTACTCGGTCTATGCCGTGGCTACGGTCGGCGGGGTTACCGGAAGAGATGGAATCGGGGAGTTTGAGGTGCTAGCCCTGGACCTCAATTCCACGCTCAATGCTACGGTCGGGAGCCGTCTCTCTCTTAACCAGTTCATAGGCCTGAAATGATCGACATCAAGGAAGTAGCCGAGCAGGCTCTGAAGAACTACAAGCTTGCTTCTGACACCTACGCGGATCAGCAGGAGCGGGAGTACGAAGACCTCCGTTTCCAAGTCCCTGAGTACCAGTGGGACGACGACGCCCGTGCGGCTCGTTCTGGTGGATTGCTTCCTGGCTCTGGTGTACCTGTTCCGGCACGGCCCTGTCTGTCCATTTCCAAGATCGAGCAGCCGATTAGGCTGGTCCTGAACCAGATGCAGAACGCCCATATGGGCGTGAACATCCATCCGCTGAACGAGGAAGCGAACGACGACACGGCGGAGATCCTGCAAGGGCTTTACCGAACGATAGAGCGCGATTCTAGGGCTGGTCTGGCGCGAGGATGGGCTTTTGACCGTGCAGTTCGAGCCGGACGAGGTTTTTACCGGATTGGAACGGTCTACGACGACGCGGACAAGTCTCCAGAGTCTCAGTTTGATCAGAAGATCGTGATTCAGCGGATTCTGTATCAGGACGGGGTGAAGTTCGATCCTTCCGCGGTCGAGCCGGACTATTCGGACGCGCAGTGGGCTTTCCTTGGCTCATGGATGTCTCTGGACACGTTCAAGCGCAAGTACCCAAAGGCTGAAGTGTCAGGGATGGATGATTTCGGGATGGGTGAGCTTCGGCAGATTGTTCCTGAATGGGTGAAGTTCGATGGGGTGAAGAAGGGCGTACTGGTCGCTGAATACTGGTGCAAGCACTACGAAATCGAGACCATTTCGGTGGCCGGGAAGACCAGAACCAATGAGAAGGTAAAACTCATGTGGTACACCTTGGCTCCGGGTGGCGGCGGGCTCGAGGTGATCGACTCACAGGAGTTGGACTATCCCCATATCCCGATCGTTCCGGTGATCGGGCAGGAGCTTCAGCCATTTGACACTGAGCGCCGGTGGTACGGGATGGTCCGGCCGGCTAGGGACGCACAGAAGACCTATAACTTCGCGGCGTCGTCTGTGGTGGAGAAGGTGGCTCTTGAGCCCAAGGCTCCATTCATGGGTGTTGAGGGAACGTTTCAGGGTCACGAGGCGAAGTGGAACCAGATCAACACGCGCAATTTTGGCTATGTCGAGTACCGAAACGTCTCGCTTAACGGCCAGCCGGCGCCGCCTCCGCAGAGAATGCAGGCTGACACCGCAGGGCTTTCGGTCGGGATGCAGCTTTTGCAGCAGGCGGATGACTTCATCCAGTCTTCTACGTCAACGCCTGACCCTGCCCTTGGGAATCTGAACAGCCGGGATAGGTCTGGTAAGGCGATTCAGGCCTTGCAGGGTCAATCCGAGGCGGCGAAGAGCAATTATCTGTCGAATCTGGCGGAAGTCTCGATGCCTTACGAGGCAAGGGTGATTCTGTCCATGATTCCGTACTACTACGACCGACCGGGCCGGGTGGCGAGGATTCTGGACGAGCAGGACGACATCAAACAGGTGATGCTGAACGCCCCGTTCCGTCTGGATCAGGTTTCTGGCCGTCCGATCAGGGTGAATCCGGGTCAGATGATGCCTGGGATGGCTCCTATGCCCGCGATGACGACCACTGGTGCGGCTCCAATGTCTGGCATGGCCCCTCAGCCTACCCCTAAGAGCTATAACCTCACCAAGGGCAATTACGGCGTTTCTGTAACCATTGGCAAGTCGTGGCAGACCCGTCTCGAGCAAGGCAAGGACGAGATCGGGAGCATGATCCAGGCTGAGCCGTCGATTGCTCCGATCATCATGCCGCTTTGGCTGAAGTTTCAAGACTTCCCAGGGGCGTCTGAAATGGCTGACCTGATGAAGAAGGTTCGGGACAAGCAGTATCCCGGTCTGGATGCGAAGGAAGGCGAGGAAACTCCAGAGCAGTTGAAGTCCATGCTTGAGGGAATGAAATCGGAGTCGGATCAACTCAAGCAGCAGCTGGCTATGGCTGCTGAGGAGATCAAGACCGAGCGGACCAAGGCTGAAACCACGCTTCAGAAGACGCAGATGGACAACGAGGCTCGGATTCAGGTCGCCGAGATCAATGCCGGGGTCAAGATGGAGATCGAGCGGTTGTCGTCGCTGGTTTCCATGGTTCTGGACAAGTCCAAGGCGGAACAGGCTGCTTTTGAACGTCGCCATGCTGCGGATTTGGACCATGCGTCTCAGGCCCACGAGTTGGGGCTTGCGGCTGTGGGCCATGCGGCTCAGGAGCAGGCCGAGGAGCGGCAGGGAATGCGAGATCTTGAGACCGAGGGCGAGGAGGACGAGGAATGAGCGACAAGCCCCTCCACGTTGAAACCGCCGAGGCTTTGGGATGGAAGGATCTGGCCGTAGTGGATGGAGTCTGGCGCGGGAAAGAACCAGCTCAGGGCAAGGATCTAATCGTGCCGCGCTATGACTCCTCGTGGTGCTCTGCCGGCCAACTAGTAACCCGGTACCGTCTGGCGGTTGAGCCTGGTCAGGCCTCCGAATGGGTCTGTGCGGCTGATGAGATTGTTGGTCTAGGGCGGGGTAAGACTCCGACCGAGGCTATCTGTAGGGTTGTCGTTCAACTAGCGAAAGAAGGAAAGCTTCATGGCTGAGTTTGGAGTAGCGCAGACCGAGGACGGATTCACCGTTTCATCGAACGTTCTCACGTCAGAGCAGGTAGCGGCAGAGATCGCGGAGCCGTCTAAACAGGCTCCCAAGGCTCCTGGCGGGGCCGCTGAGCCCACCGCAGCCGGCGCCGAGGCAGATACCACAGAAGGAGAAGCCAAGTCACCTGAGGGCAAGCACAAGCCCAAGTCTGCAATCGAGCGGATGAAGGAGGCAACGTCCCAAGCGGCTCAGTTGAAGCGGGAGAAGGCTGAAATCCAGCGGGAGCGGGATGAGATCGCACGCCGGGATGAGGAAAACCGGCGCGAACTAGAGTCTCTTCGGTCTTCGCTTGGAAAGTCATCCACGCCAGAAAAAGCTACAGATAAGGCCGATAAAGAGCCAGTTCTAGACGACTTCGAAGGCACCGATAATCCGATAGAGGCCTGGGTTTCAGCCCGGGTCAAGTTCGAGATTGAACGGGACCGTAAAGCAGCCATCCAGAACCGGGCTAAGGAACTAGTCGAGCAGTCTAAAGCTGAGCGATTCTCCCTGTTTGAGAAGCAGATCAAGGCGGAAACGGAGAAAGACCCGGAATTTCTTGACAAGATCTCCCAAGACGTGATAAATCTGCGTCCGCTGAGCGTCCTTGGACCGGACGAGCCTAGAACGGCTCTGAACGTCCTGGCCGAACAGTTTCTTGTCTCAGACATGGCTCCGCGTCTGATGATGTACTTTACGGAGCACCCTGACGAACTTCGGCGTTTCTCGGCGCTGCACCCCCTACGTTTTGGGGTAGAACTCGGGAAGATTGAGGAACGGCTCGGGACTGCCACAACTGCCACGGTCCCAGTAGTCGAAATCAGTAAGGCGAAACCTCCTGTGCGGCCAGTCACGGGCGGGCCTACTACCGGGGATAAGCCTCCCTCCGATGAAGCGAGCTTTGAAGAGCACGCGGCATACTGGGATGCTCAAGAGCGCAAAAACGCTCGCCGGTAGATAACTACCCGAGGCGTAAGCCTCAAAGCGAGACAACATGGCCGCAAATACCCTTGCAACCCCTACGTGGGTTACCAAGGAGGTCGGGCGCGGGTTCAAGAACTCTGTCAAGTTCATTGCGAACCTGAACCGAACTCTTTCGGACGAGTACATCCAGGCAGGCGCTCGAGTCGGAAACACCGTGAAATACCGGCTTCCGCAGCGCTTCGCAGTCACTGACGGTCAGGCACTTCAGGAGCAGGCGCTCTTCGATTCGACCGTAGACGTCACCCTGACTAACCAGAAGAACGTGGCGTTCGGCTGGTCTTCGGCTCAGGAAACCACGGAGTTGGACAACATCCGCGAGCGGTACGTGATGCCGGCCGCGAATGCTCTGGCTTCTGCGGCGGACGTTCTGGCGTTCAACAACTGCTATCGGGACATCTGGAACGTCATCGGCACCCTCGGGACCACGCCCTCCACGACTCTCACCTACCTTCAGGCGGGTGTGAAGTTGACGGATCAGGCGGCCCCCGACGAAGGCCGTGTGGCAGTCCTCGATCCGATGGCGATGGTGACGCTGGCTAACACCAGCTCGACGCTGTTCAATCCTCCGGCTGTGATCTCTTCGAACTACCGAAAGGGACAGTTCGCAGGTAATCAGCTTGGGGTTGAGGAGTGGTATCAGGACCAGAACCGTCCTACGTTCACTTCCGGTGTGTTCACGTCTTCGACTCCCCTGGTCAACGGGGCTTCTCAGACTGGATCTACCCTGGTCACTGACGGGTGGGCTTCTGGTGCTAGCTCGCTGAAGAAGGGCGATTCGTTCACCCTCGCGAACGTGTTTTCAGTGAACCCGCTGAACTACCAGAGCACCGGCCGTCTTCAGCAGTTCGTTGTGACCGCGGACATTTCGGACACCACGGGTGCGATCTCGATTCCGATCTCGCCTTCGATCATCACCTCCGGTCAGCTTCAGACCGTCACTGCGTCCCCTGCGGACAATGCGGCGATCAACGTGTGGGCCGGAACCGGTACCTACGCGCAGGCAACCACGAACTCTCCACAGTCGATGCTGTTCCATCCTGATGCATTCGCGTTCGTCGCCGCTGACCTCGCGAAGATCACCGCCGGTGCTTCCTCGACCATCGTTCGGAGCCCTCAGTACGGGATCTCGATCCGAATGGTTGAGCAGTACCAGATTGGCAATGACCAGAATCCGAGTCGTCTCGACATTCTGATCGGCGCTGCAACTCTCCAGGCCCGTCTGGCCTGCCGGATCGTCGGGTAAAGGAGCTAACACCATGGCTATCACCACCACCACACTCTCCTCGGCAGCCGCCTCTGGAGATCCGTTCATCACTGTCGCGTCTGCCACTGGTTTCGCTGCCGGTCTGTATGTTCAGATCGACTCGATCGAGTGGGCTCAGGTTGGAAAGGGGTACTCTTCGGGTACTCAGATCCCGCTTCAGCGTGGATTGTTCGGCACGGTCAATGGCGCTCACGTTTCCGGATGCAACGTGCGCGTCTTTGCTCTCGCGTCTGATTTCGCCCAGTTCGCTCCGGGCGGAGTCACCACGTACACCCCGCTCGCCGGTCGTAACCGGACGATCACCTCGGTTTCTGCGGTTCAGGCTCTTCCTCAGCCTGTCGCCGGTCAGGATCTCGTGATCATGCTCAACGGCGGATCCGCTGTCGCGTACACCCTCACCAGTCCGACTACGGATATGGACGGATGCGTCGTGACCTGCGTTTCGAACCAGGGCAAGGCGCACACCATCACCTATACCACGACCGGGTTCGGCGGTGTCGGTGCTACGGCGGACGTTCTGACCTTCTCGGCTACCCAAGCCCAAGCGGTTCAGTTCATCGCCGCGGCTGGAGTCTGGAACCTGATCGGCCATGTGGCCGGCGCCGCTACAGTCGCCGGGGTTGGCCTCGGCTAAACCTAGTTCACGTACCCCGGCGGGGTGGCCCCCCTACCTCGCCGGGTTCCTTTTCCCATCATCCAAGGAGTTTCTATGGCGCTTGTGAAGCACAACCCTGAGTCTAAGTACGCGATCGAAATGGAGAAGTGGGAGAAGCCGTACCGATTCCAGCCCTTTCCGAAGATGCTGTATCGGGCGGTCAAGCATCCTCGGACCTCTCAATACTGCGTGGGGATTGGGGACGACATCAAAGACATGGACGGGAAAACCGTTCTCATCTCTGCGGTCGGATTCAATCAGCAGTGCCAGACCATCGTGGAAAGCGATCGTGAGCAGCAGTCTCAGATGGAGGCCGGATGGAGGGAGACGCCTAAGGAGGCTCTGGCTTTCGCTGAGTCTCGAGAGCGCTCGATCGGTGAACAGACCGCGATGAGGCACTACGACGACAAGCGGATGTCTGATGCTGCGAAGGATGAAGCTGCCGCGGTGGATGCTTCGACCGATGAACACGTTCCGGTGATTCCAGAGAAGCGCCGGCCAGGGAGACCGCGAGTTAACGCCGCGGCCTAATAATGGCGACAGTCGCCGATCTCTGTACCCAGGCCTTACAGCGCCTGATGGTGCTGCAATCCGACGAGACGCCATCAGCCGCCGATCTTTCGACTTCGTTTACGGTCCTGAATCAATTGATGGACCAGTGGGCCGGGGAACGGCTCACGATTCCGAACATCACTCGGACGACGTGGACGATCGTAAGCGGAACGTCTAGCTATGCCGTTGGAACTGGTTCCACGATCAACGCGGCTAGGCCGGTTTTCGTCAATAGCTTCGCCTTTTCGGATTCTGCAGTGAGTCCTGCGGTGGAATTGCCAATGGTCCGTCTGACCGACGAGGCCTACGCGGCGTATCCCATCAAGACGCTCACGTCGCCTCTACCGCAGTACGCTTGGTATAACCCTACCTACCCCACGGGGACGGTGATTCTGTTGCCCGTGCCGACCTCTTCGACGCTTAAAGGGGTCATGTACGCACTGACAGCGGTGGCTCAGTTCACGGCTCCGTCGGATACGGTGTCTCATCCTCCAGGGTATCAGCGGTTCATCATCACGAACCTAGCCCTTGAACTGGCTCCAATGTACGAGCGGGAGCCGACTGCGTCGCTGGTTCAGGCTGCGATGGAGAGCAAAGCCGGGATCATGCGAGACAACATCAAACTTTATGATCTGACTGTCGATCGCGGCGCCTTGGTTCAGGGCCCGTACATGGACCGACAGGCGTTCTACTCAGGTTTGTCCTGATGGTAGCTCTTCCAGGCTTCGTTGGACCTTCATACGTTTCTCAATCCCCATTGGCGGATCAGGAACGGACTGTGAATTGGTATATGGAGCAGATTGAGGCACCGGGAGGGTCTACCAAGTCGGCTCTGTACCCTGTTCCCGGGGTCAATTCGCTTTCCACGGCGGTTTCCGGTGCTGGTAGGGCTCATTTGGCTGACTCGGGGCGAGAGTTTGCAGTGATCGGGTCGAACTTCGTGGAGATTCTGGTAGATGGTACGCAGACTTCACGAGGAACAGTCGCAACCGACTCGAATCCTGCAACGATCTCGAGCAATGGCGATGCAGGAGGCCAGCTTTTCATCACTTCTGGTGGAAATGGCTACCTGTTCACGCTGGCGACGAACGTTCTAACCACGATTGCGGCTCTAAGTGGCTTGGCAACGATGGGAGACCAGCTTGACGGCTACTTCCTGGCTCTAGATTCGGAGACGAGTACCGTCTACATTTCGGATCTGCTTGATGGTGCGACGTGGGATCCAACCCAGTTTATCCAGCGGAGCATTGAGTCGGATCCGTGGGTGTCGTTGAAGGTGGCGAACCGATATATCTACCTGCTCGGAGAGATCACGTCCGAAGTCTGGTACGACGCAGGTTCATTTCCAATTCCCTTTGAACCGCATCCATCGGGGGTCATGCAATATGGCTGCGCGGCGCCGTTCTCGCCTGAAGTGGTCGGGCCGGCGATCGTTTGGCTCGCTGCTACCGCGAATGGACAGGGGCGAGTCCTGCGAACCTCTGGATTCACTCCTGAGATCATCTCCAACTATGCGACCTCCTACGCGATGGAGAACTTCTCGACCCTCGAGGACGCGATCGGGGACAGCTACGAGAAGTACGGGCATACGTTCTACACAATCAGCTTTCCTCAGGCTGAATCGACGTGGTGTTGGGATTCGGAATTGAATACCTGGCACGAGAGAGGCGAATGGCTCGAGGAAGAGTATCGGTTCGGAATATGGAGGCCTTGTTTCCATGTCTTCGCGTTCGGTCAACATCGAATTCTGGATCTGAACGGCTCCGGAGTGTTTGAACTCTCCGAGGCGTTCGGAACCAACGTTGACGGAGAAGTGATTCGCCGGATGCGTCGGTCTCCTGGCTTGGTCAACGAAAACAAACTGATGTTTTACGCTCAGTTTGAGCTTGACCTTGAGCCGGGACTAGGGACGGTGAGCGGGCAGGGTTCCGATCCGATGGTGATGCTTCGGATGTCGAACAATGGCGGGAAGACATGGGGTAATGAGACGCTTCGGAGCGCGGGACGGATGGGCGAGTACGGTACCCGTGTGATCTGGAATCGGTGCGGAGCTGCTCGCCGTAGGGTATTTGAGGTTTCGGTGTCTGATCCGATTCCTTGGCGAGTGCTGAATGCCTATCTCAAGGTTAATCCTGGGGCGGAGGCGGCGTAATGTCTCAATCTCCTCCGATTCCGGTCAATGACCCTATCGCACGTCCACGCAAGCGTGGACTGAAGGACAACCAGCGCGACGACTTCGAAGGGCTGATTACCGATCCTTGGGTCAAGTGGTTCCAGAATCAGACAAACTCGGTTCAGTCGGCTCCTCAGAACATCGCCTCGGTGTCGCTTTCCGACCAAGGGGCGAGCATTGCATCGACTCCGATCTCATCCGGAGTGCTCAGTTCCGGCTACTATCGGTTCACGTTCTACTTTCGGATCACTCGGGCCGCGACGACATCAAGTAGCCTACAAGTTACGTTCGGCTGGATTGATAGCGGTGTGTCCTGTTCGATCACGAGTGGGGCAACGACCGGGAACACAACGAGCACGACGAATAGCGCGACCTATACCGTGCTTTCGGATTCGGCGGCTCCGCTGACTTACAGCACAAATTATGCGAGCGTGGGCGGGACTTCAATGCAGTATTCGCTCTCGGTCCTCGTTGAGAAGCTGAACGTATGAACATGACCTCTAGAGTCCTGCCGCGTGAGGAATGGGAAAAGCTTGAGGTGTCTGGATTCCCCGCGATCGGTTCTACTCTTCGGCCTGAAGATTCCGAGGTCGTAGTGATCGAGGATGGGGATAGAATTGTGGCGACTCTGGGGACATTCAGGGTAACGCACTTCGAGAGCCTTTGGATCGCTCCGGAGTATCGGGGGAACGCCGGATTGGGCCGCAAGCTGATCAAGGCCGCGATCTCCTCAGCTAAGAGATGGACGGATCAGTGGGTGTGGGGCTGCTCAGGCAGCGAGCATACCGATGATCTGTTCGTCCGCATGGGCGG